AACAAGCGACGGTAGGGTAGTACGCGGTAGAATATCAAAGTCTGGTGAGGTTGTCAAGCCTAAGCCTAAGCCTAAAGCTAAGCCTAGACGGGCAAGCAAGCGGACAACAGTAGTAAATGGTGTGACACGTATCACGACGGTACACAAAGCACCTAAGCAAAACGTAGCGAGTTGGCATAGCAAGTTGTCAAACCTAGATCGGGAACGTATGTTAGCGATCAAGGCACAGAACGAACGACTAGCTAACCAATAAGCTAATCGATCACAATCGGTTGTCAAGAATCTCTTGACAATCGACTGAGGTTGATATACAATCAGTCTCAACAATTAAATAGGGAAGGATTAGTAATGCAACACTTACTAGAAGATCCGCATGAGGATCATAAGGAAGTCAACATCCTCACCAGTGATGAGATAGAGACTGAGTTTATCAGGATCTATCCATCAGCAGAGGTCAAAGAATTGTTGACGTGGTTAGTGCATGGTGATGAGGTAGAGGCGATAGACCACACCTAATCAGTCACAATCTATTGTCAAGGTAGACTTGACAATAGACTGGGGTTGATGTAGAATCAATCTAATTAAATAGAGGAAGGGCTATATGGCAAGTACATATAGAGGTGTGACTAAGGGTCACGAAGGTATATTTTGTGAGTGTACCTTGATCGTGCCGAAGTTGAAATTACGCCGTAACGAAGGCAGAAATCGACAATGGCTCGAGCAACGTATTGCCCATCAATTCGGAGGCTGGACGGTATCCCGTGAGCCACATCGCGGCGCATGGATCAATCCAGAGACTGATGAGATGGAAATTGAGGATGTCATTGTCTTCAAGATATTCACAAGAGTACATGACAGTGAACGTCACGGGGTAGCAAATCATGACAGCTTCTTCGAATTAGCGGAGGAGATACGAGAAGACTTGGAGGAAACAGCAATATGCTTCTCAGTGGGTGGGTTTGGGTATATCTGGTACGATGGGGATTATGAGGAATTCTTGAAGCTTCGCAGCTAGTCGGTTAGAATCTGGGTGTGACGGAAGTCACATCCAGCTTGGGCATAATGGTTAGGACGCACGACGGTGCTGGAGTTCTGTGGGTTCGATTCCCACAATGCCCTCCGTGACTGCGGTCACGACAATAATTAAATAGGTGGTAGGTTCTCTGGTGCGGTGGGACGTAGCTGTCTCTACAGTAGTTCTAGACGCAGGATGCACAAACATCCGCTGTAGTATCCGGCATAGGCGTAGCTGACTCCGGTATTTGTAGCCGGTGCTGCATAAACAACTGTTGACTCGAGTACACTCCCTACAAAGGATGTACCGGACACTCACAGGGATACCCGTACTAGAGAGCCTATCACCCAAGATGGAAGGGACGGTGTTTAGTGAAGAATGAGTACTGGCGTGATAAGGATAAGGTGAATTGGGATAATTCTCCCGATGCCTACTGGAATCCTATCACCTTGAAGAAAGAGGAGCCGCTAGAGTTCGGCGCTACTTTCAGTAGAACACGTGAGGTGTATGATACGGCCTCGGTCACAATCTATGCCCACACGTGGGAGGAAGCTGATTCGATAGCTGAGATGTATGCGCGACATGATAAGATCGAGTATGGACTCGATGCGTACATTGAGACGGACGATGACTACTACGGTCATATGGAAGCGTGGCACGCTGAGGTCGAGGTAGACAATGAACAGGTCGAAGCGGATCGTGAGTCTGCTAAGGCTGACCCCGAACTGTGCAAAGTTGAGAATGAGCATTTATGGGAGGTGCCCTATGCCGCTCTACGAAGTTGAAGCTGAAGGTGTTGTCGAACATCGTGTGTGGGGGACATTTGAAGTGTTCGCCCCCACGAAAGAGGAGGCTGTTGCGCTATTCAACGAGTGCAACATACCGCACGAGGATAGATTCAATCTGATCAACGGGCCTGAAGTCTTCGATGAACTAGATTCTCCCTTGTGGGAGGCGTCGGATGACAACTGAACATCCACTCACTGATGAATGGATCAGTGAGCTACTGGTGACGGCCTTCGAAGGAGGTGCCCTCGCTGAGTGGGTTGAGGATGTGAGGCTCATAGCTGAACCCTTGAGGAATCGTCGGGAGAATCCTGACGCACGCTTCGACCCAGACGGGGAGTTTGACAACTACTTCCCCTATGTGGTAGGGTATGGAGGTGTGATCGGACTCACCGTCGAGAGTGAACTCCACTCCCTGACCCGCAGTTGTGTGGTGAAAGGATTGGAGGAATATGTCCGATGGTTTGGGAAGTGTACCCACTGCCTGATCGAAGATCATGATGAGAGTGATGCAAACAGCATCGTTCAACTGGGAGTACTGGGAGATATTGTCTATGACTGCTGACCTACAGGTTCCGAAGCCAAAACCACGGTGGCATCCAGACCGAAAGAATGATCCATACATCATTGAGGAGTATGATCCAACGTATGATGAGTGGATTGAGATCAAGCGAACATTGAGTGGACGTGAAGCGGAGGATCTGTTAGTCGCAGATCCGAATGCCAAGCGGAGAATGTTTCTTGAACAGGGCAATACATATTACATGAAGTAAAACATACCGAAAGGGCCAGTGAGATCCCTTCCCCTCACTGGTCCTCTTGGTGGGTTTTGTAACTACATAAGGAGGGATTATGTTTCCACCATCAAATACGGTAGCCCGTTGGGTTGCTGATGATCTTGACTCGCCCTTTGCTCTATGGGAAGAGAACTTCTCGAATGCCATAGGCCATGCGCGGGGACTGAAGGCCGTTGAGGTCTTTGTCGAGCTTGGAGGAGGCGGAGGAGCCGCACTCTATATCTTCGACGGGAAGAATTACTGGTCACCTGTGTACGAGGAACGTGCGACAGAGTGGCAGTTTGAGCAACACACGGGCCACGCTGCTGGGGTACACAGCTCATGGGATGACTTTGAGTTTGATCCTGAAGCGTGGGCGCGGGAGGTGCTTGATAACTACGAGTCGTCGGACTATGAAGATGTCGGGACTCGCATCCCGCTGGTGTACTAATGTTACATGATAACGATTATGACACCACGTATGGGGCGGCCTTGGTATTGATCATGGCAAAGCAGATGCTCGGTGTCTCTGAGGAGTCAGAAACGGATGAGGTAACGATTATGACAGAGCTACTGGATAGCTGGGCCGATAATCTACTTCATGCGATACTGTACACAGGGATACCTGCGGAGGAGGTGGTCGAGACAGCAGAAAGACTTGACACACACGTGAAAGCACGGTATATTCTAGATAAATCATTTGAGGAGGAGGAACCTCATGGCTAGATGGGTGATTAGCGGAACTCGGGAAATCACGATTGATGTGGGCATGGAATTCGAAGTCGTTGCCGACACTGAGGAGGCTGCGAAGGAAATATTCGAGGCTCATGCGAGTGAGTACGAATATGGGGGCGAAACACCTGAGTGGACCCCACGGTTTGATACAATCAGAGGTGACCTGTTCGAACCTGTGTACGAGGGTGAGGACTGGGTGATCGACGCTATCGAGGAAACAAAATCATGACAGATATACATCTGAATGGGAAAGCGGATACGATTAACATGACCCCATCGTGGGAGGGGATATTTACGATCATGCTCGAAACATGGTCATCCCAATCCAACGAGGGGAGAATGGCATATCGACAAGAGTTGCGTCGTGTGGCTACGTTGCTTGACGGCATCGAGCCTCTGGTGAATGCTCTTAGACCACTCATTGATAGTCAGGAGGAGTTGACGCCAGAGTGGGAGGCCGTCGCGAAAGCAATTCAAAATATTATAGATGCGAGTGAGTTGTAATGGCCGACATATCTATTAAGGATGTCCCATCCGTCGCGGTGCTTGGAACACTGGTCGGACGTTATATTGGAGATCGCATCATTGACCTGCAATATCCCCCGCACAAGGGGTATAAGGGCGATGATTACTACAGGATGCGTGCCTATAGTGTCGAGGGTAAGTTTGAGAATGGCGGTAGTTGGTACGCTGGAGTGATGATTCATAAAGGTAAACTCTTGGGGATACGATACCCCAACCCAGTGAAATGGCAGGAGGAGTGGAACAAGTGAATATTGGTAATGTGAAACATCATCGCATCGTGCGTCCTGAGAACATATCTTATCCCCGTGTGGGTGATATGGACCCTGAAAGCTTTGCGTTGCATAGAGCAAACTATCACTTAGTTAGGACAGAGGCGTATCACGGCGAGGAAGTGTTTGAGTTGATTGTCACCGAACACTCACACGGAGGGAGGTCGCTGACTGGATTTGATGGCAAGTTGTACTGGTCGGATGGCGTGGTTGAGTCTGAGTCGAAGTGGAAGGAAGATTCCTTGCATGACCCGACGGACTGGGCTGAAGAACGCATCCCAGAATGGGCAGCAAACATCGCACAAATAGAATGGAGATATTCGTAAATGGATAAATTCTTAACGTACAGGGTAGAGATTATCGCACGTGTTGAGGCTAAATCGCCAGAACATGCAGAAGACCAAGTACGGTGGTCTGCGGCAAAGCTTCATTATCCTACATACGTAGGTCAAGCGCGTCCTGTGAGATCATCGTATGAGTTCGGAGCTGATAAGATTGAGGACGATAATGAAACTGAATCTTGATGAGTTCCTGACCGTCGATCTTGAATTGATCGGCGATGCGCTAGGTGGAGATATCACTGAGCTGCACGGCGAGTACATTGGAGAGTATGGCGCTCGGATTGTTGCGAAGACTCGAGCTGGTCAGTCTCATGCGTTCGAACTCTCGTGCGGTCGTCTTGGGGCTTTTGATCGGGAAGTCGGCAATGATTACGAAGCTGACTACTCGAAGTTCGATATGAATTGGAATCATATGATAGAAGCTGCGCTTGAGCAGCCATTTAAGTGGAGGAACTGGAATTTTGGATCGTGAACCTAACTCTTCTTTGGGCGATTGGATATGTATCGGTATTACGTGGGTGCTTCCAGCGATTTTGCTCATGCTCGCTGCGGTTGTGGTATGACGAAGGATGAAGTCGAAAAGACATTTCGTAGTCTTCGCAGTCGCTTACGGGGCTTTCTATTCGTACAGTACGGTAATCTCTCTCGTGAGGAGCATGATGACATAATTCAAGATACGTTTGAATTGTTACTCAAGCATCCTGATAAGTGGACAGACACAGAGCGAGACGTGTTTCCGTTAATGTGTGAGATAGTGAAGCGACGAGCCAGAGGGCGGATACGGCATTTACGAATGCGAGAAGGAAAGTCAGAGAAAATCTTTAAAACGCAGGCTAACCACATCTTACCAGACCCAGCCACGTGCATTCCCTTTGAACTTGAATCCGAACTAACGGATCGCCAAATCGAGATTCTGGTAATGAAAATGCAGGGCTACGAATACAAAGACATCATGGCTAAGCTTGGCATCGCACATTCTACGGTCAACACGACACTGGATGTCGTCAGGAAGAAGCTCCGTTCGAAAGTTTTGTCGCATACGCATCTAAATCTCCCCACTCCCCGATATCAAACTCAATAACGAGGCGATCAGGGACTGAGGCTCGACGAAACTCCCGCTGCACGACGATTTCAGCCTTCTTATCGGTTGGTCGCTCGACATATAGGCCGCACACAACCCAGTTGTGGAAGTTATTGCTTCCACTGAGGCGTTGACCGGCTCTGGAGGTGTCTGACTTCCCTTGCTTCTTACGCCAGTGGTGACAGACGATAAGTGCTGAGTTGCTTTCTTTACTGAGCTTGCGAAGCCAGTTGAGGATAGGCCGGACTTCGTGGGCCTTGGTTTCGTCCACGCCGCCTAGCATGGAGTACAGGGGGTCGAAGATAATGAGGACCGGACGAATGTTCTCGACCTCAGCACGTACCCGTTCGAGATGCTCTGGATCAGTCAGGTTAAACCCGCTCTGGTTCAGGAATCGAATGGGGAGGTTACGTGTTGGGGCGAGCTGACGGTCCTGACCCTCAGTCCATATCGCTGGGGACGGAAATAGACCACGCTCACGCAACATTTTGTACATGAGGTCAGGAAGATAGTAGTCTGCATCATTCTCTTCCTGCACAATAAGGACGGGACCGTTACGGTTGACTTCGAATTTTCCGAGGAACGGCTCACCGCTGGCGACAGCGATAGCCATCTCGAGGGTAAGCATAGACTTGTGGCTCTTGGCTTCGCCGCCAATGATACCCCACGCATCAGCGTGCCAGATATCTTTGATGAGCCACCCAGCATCGACAGGCTGGCTGGCGAGAAGCTCCGAGAGCCAGACGAATTCAGACTCTGCTGGAGGTTCGCTTGACTCGACAGCCTCATAGTGGACAGGAGCGCTGCGTCGAACGCATTCTGTAAGACGTAGATCTTCGTCATATCGTCCACGGAACTTGTTCCATGACGAGTCTTTGAGAACCGTGAAGGTTTCTTCGGGGGTCAATCCTTCTTCTTGGAGGGTTGCTGACAATCGGAACAGGTACTCAGATCTATCGTTTGATGCCCCGCCTGCATAGGGGCGATTGATGAGTTCTTGTGACTTAGGTCCGGATTTCGCAATAAGCTCGTATACTGAGGTGGGGACAGGACGTAAGTTTTCCCCCACCGATTCGTTAGCGATGGCTGGGTATGCTGCGTGAAAATCTGCGGAAGTATATTGGGTAGATTCACTCCACAGTATCTCGACAGGAGGAGCGCTTGGGTATTTGAAGTTTCGGGTGCCGGGAATACGGAGGACTTGGGTAATGTCCCACCCTCCCTTGTCAGCACCTTCAGCATAGGCCATGCGCTTGCCGCACTCGGCGGCATCTTCGGCAGTAATGGCAGACGTAAGTTCCCACAACGCTTGGAAGCGTCCGGGCGATGATTGCCATGCGATGGTTGGACGGATCTTAAGTTTCTCTGGGTTAACAAAGTCAAGATCAGCCCAGACCCATTTTACGCGATGAGCGTTGTCTACACGTCGGGGTCCGGCAAAATGCACAGGCGCGAAGTACACATCGCGTTTTTTGTTAACCAGTTCTGTGATGTCTGCGGGGCTAAGATGCTCTGGGTGTTCGAGCCACGTGCCCGTTTGCTTGGGACTGTTCGAGGAAAAGTGAGTTGGTTGAAGTCTACGAAGAAAATCTTGCAAAGCTGCCCTCCGAGGTAGTTACCTGCTATAATACCACACATGGGAGAGGGTATGAGAAAATACTACGCGCCGTTGACGCTATACCATCATCAGGCGGCAGCGGCGCGTCAAATGATTGATCAGGGAGGCGTGGGCCTCCTGCATATGGAGATGGGCACTGGAAAGACACTCGCTGCGCTATCAGTCGCTGGTGCGCTTACCGTGCGCGGAAAGATTGATAACCTCTGGATCTTTTGCACGAAGTCAGCCGTTCCTGTGTGGGAACGTGAGCTTGAGAACTTTGGCATTGACTACACGCTAACCGTGCAGACAGACTTTGTTGGATGCTACGAAGCACCGTTCTATCAGAAGATGGTGCCAACCGAAACTCCGCTGAATATAAACATTATCACATACGATATGGGATGGCGGCGCGTGAAGATTCTAGACGAGTTAACGCCCCGGTCGCTTGTCGTCTGTGACGAGATTCAGAAGATTAAAAGCCCGTCGTCGAAACGATCCCGGTTCCTGTTCAGGGTGGGGCAGCGGGTAAATTATCGAATAGGATTGAGCGGCACACCCGCTCCGAAAGGACCGTTTGATTACTATGGCATCTTCCGTTTCATTGACCCGAAGGTCTTTGGTACAAACTATGATAAATTCAAACATACTTATGGCGTGTGGGCACCGTATCCCAGACACTGGCTCATGTATCATTACCAGAGCCTTGATGAACTCAAAGGAAAGGTACAAGCGAAGACCTATTCGATTCAAAAGGCTCAGTGCTTAGACTTACCCAAGAAGACACGACAAATTATAGATGTACCCTTATCAAAAATAGAAAAGGAAATATACGATGAATTGGAAGAAGACTTTATCTCCTTTGTGGAGGGTGAATCTGACCGAACTGGGCAACCGGTGGAGCGAGTCGTTAAGGCAGATCATGTCCTGCCCCGCCTACTCAGGCTTGCCGAAGTCACCGCCGGATTCACACGAACTCCGTCTGGTGAAACCCTATGGGTGGGTGAATCCAAACTTAACGCCTTGGCTGAACACATCGAACCCTTACTGGAAGCCGGTGAGCGGGTGGTTATCTTTGCGAGATTTCGACCTGAGATCGAGGCAATATCGGAAGCACTCAAGGACTCCCCACTATCTAATGGAAAGCAAGTGGGGTTGGAAACAATCACAGGGGATGACGCTACACACGCTCGCCGTCGAAAGGTCGAAGAGTTTACACAGAGCGAATCCTCAATCCTTGTCTGCTCGTTGGCCGCGGCATCAGAAGCCATCGATTTATCAGCCTCAGCATACACCTTCTTCTTCTCCGTAGATTACGATCTCTCACACGTTGAGCAGGCGGACGCGAGAAATGACCGCATAGGACAGACCCGACCAATGACAACATACTTTCTACAGGCGAAAGGAACTGTGGACGAATATATGTATAAAGCCGTAGTTGACAAACGAACCATGCAAGACTGGATTGGAGGATTCATAAAGTCCCGTCATGAAAACTGAACTAGAACGTATTCACAACCACAAGGGTCCGGTTGTCATTGATATTGAGACACCCGGACAAGTTGATCCATACGAACAAGGCGCACGAGTGCTTATGATCGGGGTGGCTCTGTCAGACACGGAAGCTTATGTATTCAAGTACCCGTACATTAAACCGTTGCTGCGAGTGCTTGCGCTGAAACCGCTAATCGCACATAACGCAAAGTTTGAACGTAACTGGCTCCGCAAGGCATATGGATTCGAAGGGCGTTTCTTTGTAGACACCATGTTGCTGGCCCACTACGTGAACGAGAAACAACCTGTAGGGTTGGAAACACTCGCACAGGAACTATTTGACGCACCTCCGTACGGAGAGAACATTGATTACGTGAATGAGCCGTGGGAATCGTATTCTGAGTATTGTGCGTTGGACTGCAAATACACCTACGCTCTGTACAACCTCTGGAAATACCGGGCGCAGGAACCGTACTACCACTTTATTATGGACTTTAGTCGGGCTGTCTGGGATATGGAGTATAATGGTATTGGGTTTAGCACTCCAGAGTGTGTGTACTTGCAAAAGTATCTTTGGAATCTCTTAGACAAATACCGTCCTGACTGCGACGGCATAAATCTTAACTCACCTCAACAAGTTGCTAAATGGTTGGTCGATTCAGGGGTGCCGCTGTATCAACGTACAGCATCAGGAAAGCTCTCCGTCAGTGAGGACGCTACGCTCGAGTTTCGCGCCGAGTATCCTGTGGTAGACCAGTACCGGAAATGGAAAGATATTAATTCCTTGATCGTGAAATACACGAACAGGTGGCCGGATTATGTAAAGGAGGATGGACGCATTCATGCGAGCTATTTCCCTCTAACGGATACTGGACGGCACTCAGCGAAAAAACCCAACATGCAGCAAGTTCCTCGCGATCCGCAGCATAAGATGAAACGTGTGTTTGTCCCCGACGAAGGCAATGAAATGGTGTCGTGGGACGCATCACAAGTCGAGCTACGTGTCGCAGCGGTTGTTGCTCCCGATGAGAACATGTGCCAACTATTCCGTGACGGCGTGGATATTCATGCCGCGACAGCGGAAGCCATCGTGGGGGGAAAGGTTAACAGTGAAGAACGACAACGAGCTAAAGCCGTCAACTTCGGATTCTTATACGGCATGGGAGCAACTAAATTTGCCCAACATGCCTTCAAGGAATACGGAGCAGTTTTCTCAATCAACGATGCCTTTAACGTCCGAGACACTTATTTTAACGCCTACCCCGGCCTTAGAGAATGGCACGAGCGTACTGAGCAACGTATTAGACACGATAGAATGCTCACCACCATCTTTGGACGTACGCGACATCTAGACGAAGTTAATTCACCGAATGATGGCATCGCGTTTCATGCGATACGTCAGGGGATAAATTTTCTCGTGCAATCCCCGGCAGCGGACCTTACACACGCAGCTTTAATAGCATTGCAAGATTACGATAATGTTACAGTCGTTGCGTCTGTTCACGACTCCGTGGTGTGGGAACAACCCGAAGGGACGGGAGATGCTGTCGCGGAAACGCTCATGAATAATGCCTTGGATATTATCCGACGGAGGTTTAGTTTTGAAATGTGTATCCCGTTCGAAGCTGAGTGGACGATAGGAGATCATTGGACATGATAGACGATACATTGAATTTTTTCGAGGATATCGTCGGTGGCTGGAGATGCCCAGAATGTAACAGTTATCTCGAACAAGACGATAAATGGTTATACTGCTTAAATTGCGGATACGACGAAGAGGAGGAGGCGCAGGATTCAGAAGACATAGACTGATCTATGGTATAATGTAAATTCTTATGGAGGGCAGCAATATGCTAGAAACACCGATACGCCCCATCGCGATATCCCCGACACGGGCATTTCAGCGATGTAATCGAGCGTATCGTTACGGTTACGTAGATAACCTAAAACCCGTCCATCTTTCAGCCCCTATTCGCATGGGGATCGAAGCACACAAGTTCTTCGAAGACGCCGAAACGATGGGCGATGATGAAGCACTCGCGTTGGTCGATCAACGCTGGGAAGCACTAACGGCTGACCAACGTGCAATCTACCAAAATCGAGGAAAGGGCGACCGAGTATTACCGCCGCTTCCCGATGATTTACGCCGCATCGTGCGTTCCTATCGTTACCAATATCAAGAAGATAATTGGGACGTGGTTGGCGTCGAGCATAAACTTGACGTTGAAATTGAGGGCCGTCGGCATGTGGGGATCATGGACCTGCTGGTCCGTGATGCTCGTTTTGGTCCCGGCCTTACGTTAATCGATAGAAAAACTACAGGTCGGATTCCTGACGACAGTGTTCAGCTCAATGATCCGCAGCTTGCGTTCTACGCAGGGCTTTGGAATACTCAGAACGAAGAAAAAGTTGAGCAAGTCGTGTTTGATTATATCGTGACCAAGGCTCCGACTACGCCTGCGCTCGTCGGCTTGAAAGATAAGCCTCGAGCAGACGGAACGTACGCTGACGGCAAGGGTCCGCGCATATCAAGCCGTGCGATTGAGACAACAGTGTTTGAATACATCGACGCTATTGAAAACGCATCTCGGGAATACCCCGGCATCTCACTCGCACAGTACGAGAAGCCAATCATGGACTTGAACAAAAAACCCAGTCCATTCTTCCGTCGTCGAGTTATCCGCATGACGCCGCATATCATTGATTCTGCGTTACGCGATGTTCGAGCGACGAATACATTCATTAGCGCTGCAACGACAGCGAACGTGTTCCCGCGCTCTGTGGGACCGTTCACGTGCCCCTCATGCCAGTTCAAAGGTATTTGTGGAGCCGAGTTGCAGGGTGATGATGATATAGTCAAAGAAGAATTACAACGCTTTGAAAAGAGCGATTATTGGGATCGCTACCATGCGGTATCCTAACGAGGAGGAAGTAAAAACTTATAAGATCTACAGTGTAGACGAAAGCGAGCCGTTTGAAATCGAAGGGCAGCGATGTGTTGTCAACGAGTACGGTGACGCAACATTTGTAGAAGTGTTTAACGAGGGTATGGCTGTGTTTACCATACAGGCAGATCTCGTCAAGTATATAAGGAGGGCAGATGCCAATTCCGCAGAGTGACGCTAAACCCGCTGTTCCTACAGCGCCAGCGGCACCTACAGGATCAGCACCGCTCATTACCAAGACTGACAATCAGTCGTACCATCGCTTGTTTGTGGTATATTCACAACCGGGCGCGGGTAAAACACATCTGATTGGTACAGCACACGAGGCAGGAAAGAAAGTTCTGTTACTCGATTGTGACTTTGGTGGTGGCGAGACGCTAGATCAATTGCCGGTAGACACGGCTCGTCTCAATACGCTCGAAGAGTGGTATGGGATGGTCGAGTGGTTGGAAGCCGGGAACGCTGAGAAGTATGATGTGATCGCGTATGATACGGGATCTACGCTTCAGGAGATGCTAGCTGGAGAAGCTATCGCAAAACTTGGGGCACACGAAGACTTTGGTAACCATTACAAGGTCGTGCGTGATATGGTGGTTCGTCATTTCCAAGAGCTGAAGAAGCGAGATGTGACGCTCATCGTAACCGCGCACGAACACGTAGATTATCAGGGTGTCGGAGAAAACTGGTCACAGAAGACGATTTCAGAGGTCAGACCAGAATTTGTGAACTCTGTATGGCGTGGGATTAACCGCATCACGTCTGTTATAGGCCGCTTGACGCTTGTGAAGGCTGAAGGCGGAGGTTGGGTGCGGCGATTGGATTTCCAAGAGAAACCCGTCATCACCGCAAAAGATAGATCAGGTCGCCTTCCTGCGAGGATGGATGACCCCACATGGGAAAAGATTTCCCAAGCACTGGAGGGCAAACGTGCCAGCAAGTGACCGCAGTTTTCAGTCCAAGGATAACCAGCGCGGGTCCGCAGGATTTGGTCGTCCTGTCGTACCCGACGGGAATTACAAGCTCGAAGTGGTTGACTCCGAAGAGCGAACTTTTAACTCCGGCAATAAGGGCGTCATCGCGACGTTCGAGATTGTCGATGGTCCTGTCGGTGCTGAGGAACACGTAGGAACGCAGCTCACGTCTGCTTTTGTAGACTCAGAGGCATCCTACTGGTTCCAGCGAAGTTTCGCCGAGGCTCTGAATGGTGTTGAATACCCCGAAGGGCAACAGGTAGCCGTTCCGTGGTCAACCGCGAATGGAAAACACGTTGGGGCTGTCCTAGCTGCTGAGGTGGGTCGTGACTGGACTAACCGTCAGGGTGAAACCGTTAAGGGGCAACTCGAGTCTAAGATTAAACGATTTGTCGATCATCGACCGTGGGCATCCACGCAAGAATTACTCGATAATTCCGCTGATCTAGGTGTCTAACCCAGAGACTCGGATACAGCAATCCATCATCCGCCGCCTCCACTCGGAGGTTGGCGGATGGTGGGTGAAGTATCATGGCTCCGCTATCACAAGAGCCGGAATACCCGATATTCTGGGCGGCTGTGAGGGGCTTTTTTTCGCATTTGAGGTAAAAACCCCCAAAGGAAAGACAACGAAGATTCAAGACTACACGATACAAGAACTAAACGAAAGCGGAGCCGGTAAAGCTCACGTTGTTGATAATCCTGATGATGCCGTACGTATCGTTAAGGACACTCTACAGGAGTTAAATGATGATTAATGAATCCGATCTCGTTGATGAGCTTCGAAGTAGCGGAGCTTCGCAAGTGACGGCTGAGGAGTTCGCGGCACAGGTTAAGGGTATTACGGAGCAAGCGGCAATGGAAACCGCCGCGCAAGACTCTCTGACTATATTCCACGAGATCGCATTAGCTCACGGATTTACTCCCGACAACGCACGTCAACTTCTGGTTGAAGCCGGGAGACTTTTCGAGTTGGATGACGAGTGGACCCCTGAAGACGCAATTTTTGTGTCTGACTGGCTCAAAGAAGCTCAGGCTAAGAAGCGTCGAGCGACGCCCGGTCTTCCGTACGAACCGGATGTTGATGGGGCAGCGCGGATACCGGAACCCGCATATGATGATGCTCGCATACAGAATAGCATTATCGATGCAGAAGTCGTTGATCCTCCACAAGCAGTGGCTACAACCATGGTGGGTGACATGGATCTCTCAATCAACTTCGATACTCGAGAACAGGCTGAAGAGTTCTTGGCTACCCTGAAGGAGTCTGGGGTGAGTTTAGGTAAGCCCGGAAACGCTCGTGTGGTAATGAAGGTAAGCAGCTACACGGCCCAAGCAGCAGTCTGGCAAGACCTATAAAAAATCCCCGCCTTCGGGCGGGGATCTTTTTACCAATCCTGTTCCACAGGATCGAATGGAACGTAGGTCACACCTACACGTTTATTATTATAGATATCCAGTAACACGCCTCCGACATTCGGATGGAGGTTCTTTCCCTTCTCGTACGGTGTCTGCGACTGGAAGCACGCAGCATTAATGCCGGTGACACCCTTTTCATACACCGAGTTAAAGAAGTGGAAATGACCCACAAGCAGGATATCAGGCGAGGATTCATTCCTCCAGATCTCCTGCTGCGCTCGATAGCTCTTTGCGAGGCCCGGACTTCCACCGGGGTGGAACAATCGAAACTTTACCCCATGAATTGAGATATGCGCTTCATCGTTTCCAACGAACTTAAAGTCATCTCGCTGTTGACTGACGGCTCGAACCGGATTGTACCCGCTCTCTTTCATGAGCGAAATATCGTGGTTCCCGGTAATAATTGAAGTCTTCAGTCCAGTATCGGGATACTTAGCTACGGCGTAATCGACCATTTCATCCGCAGAATCCAAGAATCGTAAAAATTCCGATCCTCTGTGGCTCATACGGCCTTCGAAAAGGTCGCCTATGTGTAATACTTCCTCCGCACCCTCGCGTTTTGCAAACCGTAAGAACTTACGGAGTGCGCTGAGTTGCTGGAACTTCGATCCTAGATGCGTGTCTGAAACGACCGCCACCCGGAACGACACTTACGTTCTCCAGCGGAACGCCTTATCCGCTGCCAATAAGATTCCCACTAAGAGAGCCGACACGCTCGGCCCGACGATATCACTAAAATCTTTAGACTCTAAAGCAAGTTGAACAGTTGGGATTGCTGCGACAAGTGCCGAAGCAACCACACCTTTTGACCACCGCTTTAATAATACGAAGTTCTTGTTGACTGGGTTACAGCCACACATACAGCCCATACGACCTCCTTTGTATATCATTTTGCTGCGAACATCCAAATAAGACTGGCCCATCCGCCAAGGTTTAGAACTCCTAAACTGACGGCCCACCGCATCGCACGATTTTCGCTTGATGCTATTCTATCGCGTAAACTGGATTCTCTTCGATCTATCTCCTCCCTCGGGACGACTACTTTCGTAACCGCTACCTGAAAGTCTGCGAGTTGTTTCGTTAAGGCTATGATTTCTGTCCGTTCGTGACCGTTCATTCAAGAATCGAATTTACTCGAGTAACTTCAGCAGCTACTCGGGCATCGCCTGACATCGACAATTCTTTGTTTTTTTGGTCGATCTTCTGGTTGACCAGTCTATCTAATTCGGTATCGCTCAACCCTTCTGTCTCCTGAACTTCCAGCAAAATGATGGTTTCGTATGGCGGTGCAGACTCCGTGTCTGCGAGCGTAATCTTGACCATCTGTCCTTCGCTGCTTACCGTGGTTATCTGGGCCATTTTTATTACTCCTTACGATAAAACCAAGCCCGGAGGCCCGATGGCGCTGGATAATGCTGTCGGCCACGCGCCCACCGTGAAAGAGGACGGTAGTGGAAAATCAGATGTTTCTCGTTGCATCATGCGGGTAGCCATCGTGTCTGCGCCGGTCGCTTGACCCCATTTAAACGTGGTGTTATCAACGGCCAACGCCAGATAGTGCTGGCCTGCGCTGATACTTGTTGACGCAACCGTAAGCGTCTGAACGCCAGTCCCCGGACTGGCCGTTGAGCCTTTTGACACCAGTCTGGTGCCGGACGAGTCATACAACCCTACGTCGATGTTCCCCGAGGATGTGGCGATATACAGGGATATCTTCGTGATGGTCATATCGCCCGTCACGTCAATCGGGAGGTAAAAGGCGTCGTTGTTGGCGACAGCCCCACCACTGGACCCGTTCCCTGTCAGGCTGAAAAAGCTTACATTCACGACCTTCTGGGTAAACCCGCCTGTAACAGCGGCCCACACAGGATTGGCAGATCCACCCTGCGTCTTCAGGAAGTACCCACTGGTTCCTGCGGATAATTCTGTTGGGGCACCGCCACTTGCGTAGTAGAGAATGCCGCCTTGTGTCCCATCACTGAGCTTCGCGAGGGTAACTTGGTTATCAGCAATGTGGGCCGTGTCGATAGATCCGTCAGTGTAATGCTCACTGTCGATGGCATCGTCCGCGATCTTGGCCCCGGTGACAGCATCTCCATCGATCTTGGCTGTGGTGACAGCGCTCGAGGCTAAATGCGCGGCATCGATTGATCCGTCCGTGTAATGCTCTGAATCCAAAGCATCATCCGCGATCTTCGCGCCTGTTACAACATCAGCAGCAAGATGCGCCGTGTCTATTGATCCGTCAACGTAATGCTCTGAATCCACGGCATCGTCAGCAATTTTAGCGCCGGTGATGACATCGGCTGCAAGATGCGCCGTATCGATTGATCCATCGGTATAATGCTCTGAGTCCAGAGCATCGTCAGCGATCTTTGCTCCGGTAACAGCATCTGCGGATAAATGAACGGTGTCTATCGACCCGTCAACATAATGATCAGAGTCTATAACATTAACAGCGTCGGGCATGACCTGAACCCACGCAGAGCCGTTATATTTAATAAATCGACTCGCATCAGTGTCGTAGAAGGTATCGCCGTTGTTTGGAGATCCCGGTTTCGCGCTATTCGCACCTCTCCCAAACAGAGACGCATCTAGGTCATCGAGAAATGCGTTAATGAAGGCATCTTGATCGATAGCGGTAGTATCGTCATCCTTTTGCCATGCTTTGTTGGTTGTAGTAGCCATATTAAACTAGAATCTGAGTCGGCTTGAGTTGTTGTCCGCCAAGCGCAGCTTGTAATACTTCTTCGCGATTGGTTAAGACATCATGGGCCAAGATATCTACGACTCTAAATCCTCTATCCTCCAGTGTGATGCGCTGCAAAAGATCTTGCACCTGTTTTTCTGATGTTGCGTAATGGAAATATTCTCCTTGAACTCTCCATACCATTGTCGGAACCCACTGTGGCGGCTGAAACAGAAAGTCTGCAACTACACCACCAAGCTGTAATCTACCCCCCATTATACTACTTTGAAACTCCCATCCACGTATTTTCTTTCTTGTCAGCCACAAATGTACCTGCCACTCAGGTAAACTTCCTATAAAATTAGCCGGGGGATTCCAGTACTCATCTTTAGTAAATTTCTTAAAAAATCCTCGTCGTCGAACCGTAAACTTCCGAGGAAGGTTACGGATCTTGGTAAGTTTAGATCGGGACCGCGAGAGTAATATTTGCGGTCCCGGCTGCGTCGGAACGTGAGATGATGGGTCCGTTAGTAATCTGGACTTGAAATTCCCCATCCTCCGACTTTGACGGTCCCGGCGTGAACTGGATATTACGCTCTCTCGACGTCTTCTTGAGCGCTCTAAGCCACGCGATGGTTTGCGAGGCATTTTTACCTACCAATGCGTCCCTGTAAAGAGGTATTGTTAAGATCCAACTTAACCTATCTTCAGGTTGGGGGAGATACTTTAATATTATAGCATCTCCTACAGGTGTGTTTGTTTTGGTTGAGCCGCGATTAACGGTTACTCGTAATCGTATGGCGGTAGCTTCTATGCCTGATCCGCCTCCAAACAGCATTTCGTGACGAGTATCACTCCCGGTTGTTCGGCTTAGCGTTTTCCAATCTTGGTCTTGTTCATCAATGTAATCGGTCTGGTATTCGACTTTCATGTACTCTTCATCTGAAAAATCTCGCCCTGAGATGACTACAGAGAAGATAGTTTTCGGGAACTCAGGAAAGCCTAGTGTAACCCACGGTGTAACAATCGTTCCAGATGATTCATACGTTTGTCCTGTAAAGGGTAATTTTCGCTCGGACTGGTCATTAAACTCCTGATATTTAACCGCAGCGCTACCATTCGCGAACCATATACGGGGTCGTGTTCCAGAGGATGTCTCATGAAGCAGAAAATCTCCGCCTCCATTACCCGATGCCTGTACATGCCACCCTGCACCGGGATTAATCATAATCGCTGATTTATCCGTGCCGTTTGTATTACAGATGACTAAAAAGTTTTGCATCGTGATGATGTTTGTGATACGATTCCCGTGATCGGGATTCGTTACGCCGTCATCTTTGTCTGGTCCCACAGATATTACGGAACCTTGCGGAGAGATCGAGAGCAATTCTTGTCCCATCGGAAAGAATAATTGCCCGTTATACTCAGTTAAATGCTTCCCATTGTTATCATACGGGGTCGATGAGTAGTCGTACACATAATGGGAGCGACTATTCGCATAATCGATTTGAAACAACCCCAAAGACGTTGCGTACCAGATACTCGGTTGTCCATCTTGATCTCTAAAGATCGTCATCCCTCGAGCAGTTCCCTGCGTATTAGTTACGACGTTCGTAAATGAAGGCGACGTAATACTCGCTGTACTTCGAATCTGCTGCCCAATATCATCATATACGATTAATTTGTTATCAAACGTCGTTAAAAACGTCGCGTCATCGGTCTTATCTGTCCATGAAGTTCCGTCCGAAGAGTACATGAATCCCGTGTTTCCTGTTGTCCCGTCAGAATACGCAACAACGGCATACTCAGTTCCACCTTGTTCAAATATTGTCATGTCTGTTGGAGCCGAGGGAGGCGTATCTACAGCCGTGAACGCTTCGCTGGCGTACCGATAGACCTTACCGTCACTTCCAGCGACCAGATAAGCCCCACCGAACTCCATCGCAATATCTGTAGGAGTCACCCCCGCAGCAAGAACAACGGCTGTTTGTTTCTCAGTCTCGAGCATAAACTCAGAGCCTTTAAGCGTGTTCACGCCTGCCTGATCATTGAAACGGTCAGTATGTCCTTGACCGACGATCCGCTCTACACCTAGACCACCAGCAAACTCTTCGAAGGGGTAATGGCGAGCTAGGGATAAGTCAGAGCGTTTTTGCTCGCCTGTTCCAAATACAGCGCCGAAGGGCGTAATCGGTTGCTCGAGTAACGGACCTTGGAGCGTAACTCGCTGGTCTTCAAGTATAACTTCCATTATTGAGCAATAGCGCCGCTAGGCAATACCATCTGCTGCTCGAGACGAATTTCTGCTTCCTCGAGCGCTTCTCGTGCCCTGCGACGATCTTCGAGAGGATCTGATCGATCACCGACTCTGGCTCGCATCGTGCGAAGATAATACTCAACATACGGAGCAATAACACTGAACGGAACTTCTACAAGATCTTGTTCAACATTAAGCTGCCCAGCGTAGCGATACCCATAAATCATCAATGGCTGCCCTGAGATGCCCAGCCCGGAATCAATCCGAAGTCGAGGATACAACCCCGGCACGACGCTCCACGCATCCGCGTTATTAAAAGCGTTCAGCGGCACCCATTGATTGGTTGTGTCTTGATACTCTACCGTGTGGATATACGAAAACGGGTATTTAATGAGACGATATGTGGTGCCGGAAGACGCAGCGCCGGGGAGCGCGTGGTCAAGTGTCAGCGTATCTGTTGAAGCATCAAAATCTTTAACTAAACGAACTTCACCGACATTTCCGGCAACGCCAGTGTCAGCCGTAATAATGACCGTAGCACCGTTCCAGTGGTCGTCATCCTGTGCGAGATCACCGGAAGTATCAATAACTGTTGTCGTCGTCCCGCTTGTCGCCGTAGCCGCAACAATTTCGAGGAAAGGAAGATCATATTCATACGTCGCTGCGGCAAGATCTATGCTATCTACAGCGTGTGGGATGAGAAATCGCTCTCGCGCCCAATCTACAGCCGCCGTAATCGCTTCATCAAGCTCCGCTTTATTCCACGTATTCGGTCGGTATATCTCGTAAGTAATGCTGTTTCCGGGCGTACTGCCAAACGCAGGATAGACGTGCATCTCGCCGTTGTTAGGATGGTTATGGCGGATAAAAGAAGTATTGCCGTCCAGCGCCCCCGACGTGATGTGAACTTGTCCGCCAACCCAGTAGTCTTCATCCTCAATACGCGACGTGTCATTTAATTCCTCCGCATCACCACCGGTAGATGTTGTGGTGCTTGTTTCACCTATTCGAAGATAGGTTAAAAGTTTTTGTCGAACACTTCTTCGACTTGTTGTAGATGCCGCAGCCATTACAATACACACTCAATGATTACGTAAGACAACACCTTGTCTCCGTCTGAAAATGTTGCGAGAATCTCTAAACGATAATTATGCCCACGCTCAAGAAGCTTCACTTCGCATGTGCAATTCGGCGAAGACACGGTTACACTCCCCGCAGAAGCGGTAGAGGTTACATCTTTCTCGCGTTCCGTGAGATCGTACACCTTCTGAGCCGCACTTGACACAGTAATACCTGTACCCAAGGCGGCTGAGAAGTCTATGGTGTAATCAATTTCCTCGTTATCGGTCTGCTGGGCCGGGGAATTCGAGGCGTGGTGTGAATCGGACGGCATTATCGCCTCGCCAGAGCTACGTGTTTGAAACTACGTGATGGTGCCCGATGGATAGAACCAGACGGGCAAAAATACGCCTTCAACCCGCCCCACGAAAGACTGCGACTTTTAACATCTCCCCATGTCCAGCCAGCGTCCGCGACATTTTTCCACGTAGTACACGGGGTAGCCATACGCTAAAGTTCGCGCCAAACTGCTACTGCTTCGTATTCGTACGTCCCCCCATTGGTGCCTTCGTCAAGCAGTACAATCAAGTCTCCGGCTCCAGCGCTCTTGTCGGTCGCTCGTTCAGCATCGACAAGATCGCCAGCATCGTTCTGGAGAATGGTGTGATTTCCAGACACAGGCGCTCGAGACTCTGTTAACGCGCCACTTACGACACGAAGATCGATGCCACCGGGGAACTCAATCCACGCGGATTCATACTCTTCGTTGTACGCAACAAGATCAGACTCGGCAATAATGGCAAACGTACCGTCTGTCGCATCGTTTTCTTCAACTACACCGATCTGAAGCGTGGCGTTGCCTGCGCTCCCTGCCGTACCCTTCACACGAAACTTTAGCGCGTATAGCGCGATACCGCCGGTAGCGGTGTGGGGATACGAGGTTGTATCACTAATATCTACGATAATCTGCGCGTTGTCAGCAGTAATCCCAGTCGCTTTGTTACGATGGAAGTACGAAGGACCGTATCCTGCACTCATGGTTTCCTCATTGCAATGGAGAGTTCACTTCCTCCGAAGTGCGTCATTTCTAGTCCCTGAGCTTTTAACCTGTTTGGAAGATCAGGATGCTCATTCCAATTTGGGGCATGATGACTCTTATTATGCACATTAAAGTATAACACACCACCGGGCTTTAAGGCGTTAGATATCTTTCGAATTTCAGAATCTAACTGAGAATCTTCGAGTTTTCCAAACTCATCAAGCGCAACAACGACATCAAATTCTCCTTTTAGCTTCGTTATGGTCGTAATTCCCACGTGTTGCTCGGCAAATTTAGGGTCTACATCCTTATCGCGGAGTAAAGTAATGTCATTACTATCTCGCATACCTTGAGCCACAGTTCCCAGCGCATCGCCTATGACTAAGACGAGTTTTTCATCCACCTCTGCCAATCTGGAGATGGAGTCCGCGAATCCCATACTTGCGTCTCGCGTGAGGTAGTGAATATGGGCTTTTTCGTCGGTGTAATCTTCTGGTTGGTACGCCCTGACAGCCAACGTATGATTCTCTCCCGTAAATTCATTGTAATCCTCCAGTAATTGGGGTCCGTTTATCGAAAACGGGTTTGCACGGTACATTTCTTGGTAGGCTAACCAATGCCCTGCGGATACGCCATCGATACCTATGTGTACACACTGTACTGACGGGTCGCCGTACAATTCGAAGCCTGCATCTTTTACTTTCCGCCAGAAGCTGTGATCTTCAGCCGCCGCATCCAGCGTAAAGTGCGGATATTCCATCTTTTCGATCACCTCACGGTGAATAAGACTACAGGCTAGTCCTGCGCTATCTATTTTAACGAGTCCGTCGCTCGGAGGGTTAAAAAACCCCTCGTACGTCCACGAATCTCGCGATTTATCGTAGATAGGGTTCAGATACCAGTTAGGGTTATAAGGCGGCTCCTTGAACGGTACAAGGCCGTTTACGGCCTTCTTATCGTGTGATAGTAGCTGCCAAAGCGCGTGTGGGGGTGGAACAACGTCATCATCTATCCAAAATAGCCATTGACAGTCCGTTTTAAGGAACTGATCAACAAGATCTTGACGTGCGATATGGACAATAGTTGGTGGACGATACCCTAGCTGATCGCCCTCACGCCATGACGTGGTGATAAATTGAAAAAACCCATACACCCAGCGGGAAAACACCGCATGAGTCATGGGCACAGCATAGAAAACAGGTTCTCGCATGAAGCCCTCCTAATAGATAGGGGTGGGGGCCAGAAGCCCCCACCCGCTAAAACTACTTACGTAGCAATCGTTGGTGTCGTCGCAGCAGCGAAAGCGATGTTGAAAACTAACCATTTTGAACCATCGCCAACGATAAAGAAGCTTTGGCCGATTTTTTCGTTTGACGTACTATGGGTCAAACTATCAGCCGCCGCATCGTTCTTCACAACAAGTGTATCGGCAGGGCCGGTAATAACTATATTCTGATCGACAGTATTGAAGATCCAATAGTTAAGTCCTGCATTGCCTGACACTGCTGGAAGAGTGAATGTTACAGCACCCGAAGCCCCGGTCGTGGTGAATAGACCGCCGGAATCCGATTCAAGCAGACTGTAGCTCGACGTTTTGGCCGTAACCTTCATACGTTGAACTTGTAAATTCTGCGCGAACGCGAAATCCTTTTGACCTGCACCAAACGTCCCCGGCTCACCTCCGGCGAGATATTCAACTGCATCCGTAGATGGCATTTAATACCTCCTTAAGAAGTGCTGAGGTTAGACATGTACCCGTGAGCCTTGTCCCAGCGACAACTTAGTGTGTAATCGCCGTAGAGATGCTCTTTGAAGTACGCGCCGTCCTCCGGCAAGGGTTCTGTGAAAAACGCCGAGTTCTTAAAGGCATGGAAGTCGATAAGATTCGGGTTTAGGAAATACGCATGATCTGACGGGCAGTTGAAGACCATCGAAACGTCGATTTCACCGAAATCGGTGTCCACAACGTCTACGACGATTCCACCTTCTCTCGAACCACGGTCCATACGGGCCAAGGGTCGGTAGAAGTCAGAGATCTTACGTTTCTGCCACTGACCTGTCACGATCCACGTTGCCATCGTCTCATGCCCCACATCGTCAAAGATCAACGCCAATAGGTTGTTAATCTTCTTCTCAGTGATCGCTTCAGACGTAGTGTCTGTGTTGTTCGTGATGAAGGTCTTCAAACCACCAAACGCGCCCGGTACGGACGACGTTCGCAAGACACGCTCGGCACCATACAGTGCCGCTCGCTCAAGCATTGTGAAAGCGTCAGTAAGAACCTTTTCCGCTTCGTAGTCAAGCCGGTCACTCAGACCATACTCGCCCGTGTTCTGCGCTCGATGTGAAACCTGATAGGCCACGTCGATAATTTGCGCGTAGTTGAACGGGAAAGAGTGAGTCGTCGTACCAGCAACCACGGAGTCGGTGTTCTCAGGGAACGCCTGTGAAATTCGTCTAATTGTCGTGCCAGCAGCGTGAGATGCACCCGACGTTGAACCCCACCCACGAGTAATCGTAAGGGAGTTGTCCGACGCGATTGCAGTTACACGGATCTGTTCATCTTCAACTAGAAGAATGTCGCCAACCCTAAAGTTATACGCATCGTTAGCTGCCAGCGTCACAGTGGTGTGAGCGCCGTCAGTCATAACGGTGGAACCGTGGACGGAAGATGTTAGTGCAAACAGTTCATCTTCGTGCCACTCGTACTTCGGGTTGGTGATAGTTTCGCCATTAAATCCAATCCGTTTAAGGAATGGAATGGCCTTTGGCGAGAAGTTAACAATCTGATCCTCTACTTGCCGTGGTTGAACGGTAGTATCGGTCAGGGTGTCTCTCGCACCTCGTACACCAGCCATAGGTTGTTAGTATCCTTTAACGAGAATTCATTGCAGCACGGGCACGAGCCAGTCCTTCAGCGACCTTACCAGTGTGTGCGATGTCACTATTATCAGAGACACCTGCACCGCCCCCGCCAGTCCCGCTATCAACAGCAGGAGCGCCGGGACCGCTGTCCGGTTCGCTTTCTTGACTTTCCGCGTTGCCTGCTTTTGCAGTTACCTCTCGTTGAACGGTATCGCGAAACATTTTCGCGGTACTTTCCATTGCTTCCAGAGACGAAGAACCCTGTAACACGTCGGCGGGAACACCGTACTTTGCAGCCATTTCTTGGGCGGCTAAGTGTTTTCCTGCTCCTTCTGCCAGAGCTGTAGCAGCGTCGGCTTTCGCTTCCGCAGCGGCTATACGCTTCGCAGCATCCTGCTGGGCGTAATCCATGCGGAGTCGCGTCTGCTCTTCTGGATCTTCAACATTAGCGAGCGCTGCATTGAACGCTTGCTGACGGGCAGCTTCCGCCGCATTTTCGGCAGCTTGAGCGCGTTGATTCGCCTCATTAATCTGCTTTGATAGCGACGATTGAAGACCTTTGAACTGCTCCTCAGTATACGTGTTTTGAGCAGCAGTCGATTCTACAGCTTGTCCTTCTTCTGATTGGGCGCTTTCTGCTTCAGATTTACCCTGCGGGGCTTCTGATTCATTCAGCTCTGCCATAACATGTACTCCCTGTGGTATTCCCGGTCTACTAATAAGATACCGCGAAATCGTAGTTATACCCTACCATTTTACCACATAAATGGCTTTATTGCTGCGTTCGGAGCCTTTTTAACTCTTCACCGAAGGTTTGCGGAGCAAAGGGATTGTATGTCGCACCTTGAGGAAGGTCAAAAGAACCGCGAATCTGACCCGCTCGCGCAGAAGGCGTAAACGCTTTTGGCTTACTGTACCCGCGCAATTGCCAGTATTCACCGAAACTGGGCAATCGAGCCTCCATAATTTCCGTGAAATCAACCCGCTTCAAGTGCGGATATTTCTTAATAATGTCCGAAACAATCTCAGACACCTTGGGTGAACGGTTAAATTCCGCTTCGATGCGATTATGATCAGTCAAACTAATACGTCCCTGCGCGTCTTTCAATTCGTTTCGCCGATCAAGCGCGGGTTGAATGTATGTTTCTTGCCAGTATCTCCACGCGGTTTCTGCGGGAACACGATCCTTCATCAAGTACTCGTTTAATTCTTGCTCAGTTACCCCAAGCACAGAACCAAAAGCTACAGCTTCTTGAAACGCTGTGTCGCGTGCGGTATTGTACGCATCCCAGTCTACACCGTCTGATCCGAGAAACTGGTTAGGAACTACTTCACGATACAGCGAACTCATCTCGCGAAGAATGTCTTCTGTCGTTAACCCGTCTTCACGACCAAACCATTTATTAGCAGCATCGGTCCACTTCGCAAGTGTTTGGTTATCTTCGAGTAATTCTTTAACTCGCTTGAAGATACCAATAGTCCCGTGTTTTCCATCTTTTCCGAGATACTTCATGCGAATACCGTCGTCTTTGCCAACCGCGAAATCAATCGGTGACAACGCTCGCAATTCATCCTGATATTTCTCAGTTTCGGCATCGATGGCATGATTAAACGCTTTGCGGCGTACGTGGTCTTCGTTATAGGCTACGTAATCCTCAAGTGCCTGAGCAAATTCGCCGATATTCTCTTCGTTGACTTGCAATCCAGACGGCGTAGTAAATGCCTCTCCCGTTCGGCGTAATCGAGCGATCTTATCTGGGTAACGTCGATCCAAATATCCGCGAATCGATAAATCTCCATCAGCAACTTTATTAATAAGATACGAGACATTTGTCGCTGTATCCGCATCATCACCGTCGTCTGTCTTAACCCAGCTTCGATGGGGGTATCGTTTTACAGTTGCGCGAGCCAGTTCCTGCGCTGAAGGTGGAGGATTCTCTACAATCCACTGTTCTTTGATTTCTCGAGATTCACCCGCCGTTGCTTCCCAGAACTTCTCGAACGACAATTCATACAGGGTTCGGTATAGCGCATCTAGCGCAGAAATATTCTTGCTTAGTTCTGCTTCAAATTCAGCCCTCATTCCTTCTGTAACGTACTTGCGTTTCCAGTTTTCTTGGGCTAAGTAATACCCCTCAAGATTTGTGTCTTTACCGTCACGGTAATCTTCAGGTTTAATCGAGTCATAAAATGTACTTACCAGCCCCTTGATAGCGTCTTTGCGCTTGTTACCATACACAAGCTTTCCTGTCGGCGTATCCGGGTCGGTGCTGGTGTCAAAGCCAAGCATTTCATTTGTAAGACCTAATGATACTTTTAACTCCTCAGTGCGAGCTAAGAAGGTATCCCTGATCTCCCGTCGCTTCTCAACGTCAGTAATCGCCGTTGCGTCTAAAGCTGTTTGCCGTTCAACATTAAGGTCATCCACATCTGCGTAGTACTTGACAGTGTTTAGTCGTTGCTGCTGCTCGGGCAAGTCTTTCCAGATCATCCACCGTGCCGGAAGCTCAGGATGTGCCTTAATCCACGCATCCGCTTCACTATCTCGACCCTCGGCGCGAAGCTGGTTGTATTGATTCTGAACTTCGATAGATTCCTTATAGGGTGGATCGAACGTCTGCAATCCTCCAAACGTCCAGTTAGCTATCTTCACATCATCCTTACGCTGGAAATACTTTATCATCGCAGCAAGAGCATCCGGGTTCTCTACATTTTGTTGTAAATCAATAATTGCTTGCATACCCGCCTCTTGGTCCAATTCACCGGCAGCAATCGCTTCAGCAATCATATAACCTATAACGTGTCGTTCCTGCTGTTTCAACCCGTGGGTATACATCGCCTCCGGCGAAATCCGCTGTGCAAACTGGTTCATCAAGATCTGCTGGGTTGACCCGAGTATTCGACTTGCGTTTTCATCTATCGGAGGAGCTATTCCAGAAGGACCGAAAAGCTGTCGATACCCTCGTTCTCCAAGCATCTCTTCTGCGTTTTCTACGCCCCACTGCTCGATACCCTTATGCGTAAGCGCAGCAATCCATGGATGCACACTTCCCACATTCAAAAGATTAACTAACTTAAACATGCCCAAGGTTTCTTGATTAAGCTCCGGGTCCGTGCCTTCTTTGAGCAAGGTAAACGGTGCCGCATACGCAGAGCCTCCAAGCATGGACATCGGATCAAATCTCCACTCACGTCCATCCGCTGTCGTGAAAACTCGCACGGTTTGTTGTAAGTGTGGGGGAAGGTCTTCTGTCTCTGCCATCCAGTCATAATACAGATCAGCGAGGATATGGAGTTGTCCCGGCTTACTCAGTGATTGGCGAGCTTGGAACATCGCAAACTTCATCTGCCAGTACGGGTATGGGAATATTGCTTGCAAGGCAACTTCAGGTCTGTTATACACGTACGAGAACAGACCTCGGTTAGACTCACCTTCAGCGACTTGGCGTCCCATCGACATCGCACTGTTTCGCCAGTCGATAATTTCATCGGCGTCAAGAACCGCATCATCGAATTGCAGCGCGGGTGGCGCTTCCCATGCTTTCGCAGTGGATTCCCCGGCCTCGAGAATTTGATCGTGTTCTCGCTGCGCTTTGTCTAGTATCCATCTTCCGATGTCATCTTCAAGAAACGCATTTTCCAGTTTCGGCGATTTGCCCTCTGCAACTTTCTTTGCATCAACTTCTCGAAGCGCCCGTATCCAATCCGATTCTGAAAGATACGCATCAAGACGAAGCTCAGGCATCGGATCTAGTCCATGACGCGCAGCAATTTGATTATACGTGTCGCGAATAGCCTCTATACGTCCTTTATTAGCGCGAGAGATTGCATTTGAACGCTCATCCAGATTCGTTAACTTACGAGCCTTGTTTCGAGCTAAGGCATAAGTCTTGTTAACTTCCGTGATACCCGGCACTCGTATGCCATCATCCGTAACAAAGCCCGTTTGAACTTCTCGAAGCGCCTGTCGTGCTTGTTGAAGATTTTTCTCAGCGCTCGTTCCGACGATATTTTTGAATGTCGCGCCTTCAGGAAGATCTAAATTAATATTCTCACGAAGTACCGCATCATACGCATCAATCATCTCATCGCCCGTGATCTCATCAGCAATGGCTTCGAATTCCTTCGCGGTGCGCTGATGTAACTCCTGAAGACTTTCTTGATATTCTCGACCGCTCCGTCGTATCATATCCGAGTCTTTCGTTTCAGAAAGTGCCCGTTGATATTTTCCAACGATTTCCCAGTGTGCCTGCGACTGCCGGTAACGTGCATCCTCAAATTTCTTTGCTACACCTTCAAGAAGATCTCCCACAGTTTCGCTTGTTGCGTCCGAGAAGTTAACCAATCGGCGTGACAGCACATCCATTAGACCTGTTTGAATGGCACTGAGTTCTATATCGTGCATTCGATGTGTGGCTATAAGATCAAAGGTTCTCGAATCAACAGGAGCGCCGGTTTCTCGGTATACTCGTAATAAATCATTCCCGCCTTTTCCGGGCAACGAAGGAAACGCATCAAAAACTTCATCGACTAATCGTTGCGCTTCAGCGAGATGTTCCTCTGCGGCAACTCTAGCTGCGTTTCGAATCATAGCGCCGTCCGCTTCGGGACCAACATCTAATAACTTGTTGCGTAATTTTGTGTTAACGGTACTATCGACAACCGCAGGAATAAAGTCCTGTGGAGCATCTGAGACACGATATCCCGCTCGTAATCGTTGTCCAGTCTCGGCTAAAAATTCTCGAAGCGCATCTTCATTCCAGATGATAGCCGAAGCCTCGTTGAATTCCGAAACAAGTTTCCGCAGCACGGATTCAGGAACACCCATGTTCTTACCATGAAACATTGCGGCTTCCGCAAATTCTCGTTTCGCGACCTGCTCCAGTACCACTTCCTGCATGATAAAGTGCTGGGTTCTCTCGGTTCCGCTTACAGCTCGTGAAACGACACCACCAACACCGGGAACCCGCTGCCACCATTTGCGTCCATCCCGTTGCGTAGTAAGAAATGCTCCACCCGCCCTGTTAACCTGTTGAGCAATCTTCGAAAGTTTTCCACCCTTTTCAGCGAAGGGAACTTCCCACGGCAGCAGTTCTTCCGCATCGAAACGATTTCCTACACCAGTGCGCCAGTCTCCTACAAGATTTCTACCGACAATAGGAAGTCGAGCCAACAAGCTCTGCGGAACGCCCGGTATCCCAGTCGCACTAACGTCTTGACCTGTCATATACCCCGCGATCCGCGATGATCCAGTATCTCGAGCGCGTGGCCCCAGCATTGTATCGAGTTCTCGACCGTAATTTTTATACCCCGTCGCGTCTTCAACATTTTTCTCAAGGATACGCCGCAGCCCGTGATCTAGTGAATGTCCGCCTTCCGCGACTCGTTGTAACCAGTTATGTGCGATACGCGCACGCGCAAGCTTCCACCCCTGCTGCTGTGTCATAGGAACCGCCCCGCCAAGAGCATTGAGCGGAGCAAATCCACCACGCATAAAGAGCCATGCGTATCCAACCTGCGCTTTCGTTTGCATAGAAAGCCACCGCACAGGATTCGTATTCCCTTTCTTTAAGAAAGGAACCCACAAAACCGGGCCATTATAGCCTTCAGCATCTGCGATCTCTCGAACAAGCTGTGACTTAACTCTCTCGATAATGAGCGCAGGTGACCACTGCCCGTGACCGCTCGGCGGCGGCGTACGGAACATATCAAGTTGATCTCCCATGTTAAAAGGCAGCGGCGGCGGGTCATCACTGTCATACAGTCGTAAGGTCTTCTCGCTTGCTTTCCATCCGTTTTTCGCGAGGTCCGCACGCGCAGCGCGAGCCTCATTCGTGAGCGTAACGCCATCAGCCTTGTAGCTTTTTTCGCTACCTTTAATCCGACGTAATGTCCGCATAAACGGGCCAGTAGGCATTGAAAGATGCGAATTATTTAATCGCTTAAGTAGTTCCTGTACAGCAACACTCCCCGCATGACCGGGACGCGCCAACAGTTCCATGAGACTTACGGCATCCTCGCTATCTTTCGCTACAGCCAAGATATTACCTGTCAGGGAATCAATATTCGTTTCTTCGAGTCGTATACGCTGGTCAGCCGTATATGTGGCTTTCAGTTTCTTTCGCTCTGAAAGCCTATCCCACGTTTTGCCCTTAAGTTTTCGTACCGCAGCTTCAGCGTGCCCCATGAACGGTATGCGTCGTGCGACCATCTTAACCGGCCCCGAAAGAATCTTAGGACCGGGGATCTGAATTTCTACCGCAAGTGTGAGCGAATTCTCAAGTAAACCCTTGATCATATACGGGTGCGATCCGGCATTCCTGTTAAATAAGTCACGAGCAAGCTGGACCGCTTCTTCATCAGAACTGCCAATAAAACCCTCGCCCAGCTTAAGATTTGCTATTCTCTCGAGAATTTCTCGATCTTTCTCAGGAAATTCAAAAGACTGCGGATCAGCTAATCCGCCCATCAGCGGAAGATCAGGCAGATCGAATGAATCCCAGCCCTGTAACATCGCACGGGCCATCGCCTGTCCCCCGGCTACCTGCACCTCAGCAGCTATAGAGTCTCGAAAACGTCCCATGCCCCCGAGAACGCCACCAAAGAAATGCGCGAGTCCTTGCCCGACATCACCCTCGGCAAACTTTTCTCTCGCTTTATTTAACTCACGCGCACCAAATTCCTCAATATATTCGTATCGCTTGTCAGGTTCTGAGAAGAATGCAGGTGCGGTGTTTACTTCATCCGCCGTCGCGGTTTCTGCGAGATTCTTCAGCGTTTCGTTCCCGCTGCCCTCCCAGTCTTGAATTTTCTCACCAGCAAAGCGAAGCGCTCCGGTCGCAACCGGAGGCGTCCAATCCGCGAGCTTCACATCCGGCATTGGTTGTCCAACCGATGTCGAAGACTCTTCCCACTTCTGCCGGAGTTGCCCCATCGCTTCTACAGGGAAGGCGGGTTCGGCTCCTGAGACATACCCTTTCTGGGAATCTTCCCATCGTCGTCGAATCCCGTGCGACGTTGCGTCAGCAAATCGTTGGGCAAATTCAGGAACATCAAGCTCTCCGCCCACCGCAGGGTCAAGCGCGGCTTGTGATAGGGCAGTCGGAACCCGGTTAATGATCCCGGCATCCGATAGAGTCTGCATGGAAATCGGGTCAAAGAATTGCGCCATGTGTTCGGGCGTGGCACCTTGATCCAGTAAGAATTCAGCGACATCTACTTGGTCGGGAGGACGTGTAAGACCCCTGACCCGCTGAACTTCATCCATAAGTTGTTCGAGCGTTACATTAGGAAAATCGACACGTGTGATTCTTGAGGAGGTAACATTCTCCCCCAATTCACCAACTTCCGCAGGATCTCCTCTTAACGAATCTGGACGAAAGTGCCAGTCGTTCGAGTTAAGAACCACGGAACTTGAGATTCATTCTCTTCAACTTTTCACGCCGAGAATGGTTCCCAAACATCCCTGCTACGGATTGACCAAGTTCTCGGGCTTCTTCAAGCGCCCCGGCAACAAGAACCGACGGATGTTCTTCCTTGGTTACGGTATGTTCCATTTTTCGAGACAGGTAATCAGCAAAGTGACCCATTATCTTACCCTCCGTACGATAGGCTGAAATCGAGAGCCATACGCGCCTCGAGCGGCTGGCGGTAATCCAGCATACATCTGGTTAAAGTCCGAGGTGCGTAAAAAGTCTACAAAGCTGGCAGGTTGCGCCGCTCCTTGTCTGCCCGGAAATCTGGGGGACTGGAGTCCGACCTCTGGACTGGCGGATAGTATTTCGGAAAGGTATTGCGACCAGACGGGCTGGAATTGGTTCCCAAGCGCCTGAGCTTGCGGACTAAACGCCCCGCCCCAGTTACGAAACGCATTACCAAGATACGCATCATACAGTGCCCTCGATCCTTGTCCACCGGTTTCCGTGATCCCACTAAAGAGATCACCGCGCAAATAGTCTGATAGAGCCATCTTATGCCGCTCCTAGTTGTCGTCGTAAGTAATCAAAGTAATCGGCACCCAGAGTGTCTTTAATCTGACCTTGTGATAGTTGACTCTGGAATTGATTCTGCAATCGAGACTGCTGGTTATACAATTCATTTCGCAGGAAGCTCGGTGCCCCAAGACCAGAGGCGTGCGCGGCGATATCGAATCCAATTCGTGGATCTTCTAATTGTGAGGCTAACAACTCCCACCCACCGGATGGCGGGTTCATGATGTTACCAAGAATTTCTGGTGTGCCATATGCGCCGAGTCCTCGCTCGCCGCCTAAGCGACCTTGGAGGAAATCTCCGTACGTTGGAGGAGTTTGTCCTTGGAGTTGCGAGACACCCTGCGCTAGTTTGAACGGCGACAAAGATCGTCCAAGTTCAGCTTGCACAGATCTTAAGAAGGGATTCCCGCCGTACATCCCCGCGCCTTGGAGCGCTTCGTGTACAGACATATCCGGGTAAAATCCAGCGTCTACAAGATCTCGAGAGATGTCTGTCCATCCGGTGCCTCCCGTAGATGGGGTCTGCGCGGCTGATGCAGCGGCTTGGGCAGCTAGGGCTGCTTGCTCGACGCTAGCGACTTCTGCTTGATAATTGGCTTGCGCGTCTACAGGGATTATTCGACCACCCTCGCCCGAACCATCGTCATTCACACCTATAAATTTTCTACCCTTAGCTTGCTCTCGTATTTTCCACTGGTTGTACGCACCAATCGCTTGTTCCGGGTTCAGGTTCCACAGGTCTTCGTAGTTCTCGTATCCGGCAGCTTTCGCTTCCATGTACCATCGATACATCTCGTTGGGGTTTCCGCCACCCAGCGAACTTCCCCACTCAGAAAGCCGGAGGCCATCTGCACCAAACGTATCACCTTGTTGCGTGCCGGTTATAGGTCCAGTAGTGCCACTAACTGGCGTCTTCAACGAGATAGCCGGTACATTTCGCTTTGGTCGTGGTGGTGGTGGTGGTGGTTGATTGTTATTACCACCCTGCTGTTGCGGTCCACCCTGCTGTTGCGGTCCACCCTGCTGTTGCTGCGGTCCACCCCCACCTTGAGCCGCTGCGTTGGCAGCTTCTATTACTTTATTACTTTGGTTCACCCATATTGTAGCTGCTGTCATGGGATCAGGGCCATACACAGCAAGGTACGTGTCCTGAGCTTCTTTATCTTGGTCGGCAAGTGTATTGTTATTCTTATCCCGAGGTAAATTTAATCCTGCGAATGGATTAGCACCACTGGCAGGCGGCGTACCCCCCTGCTCACTAGTAACAGCAGTAACAATTTGTTCAACAGGGACATCAGTCGGAGCTGCCTGCGCATCTAATCCTAAATACTGACGCACCGTCGGATTGTTAATATCTGGTGGAGCTGGAATTGCGACTCCCGGGCGTGATGCCGGGGGTACGCCAGCATCCCATGTCATCTGAGGTTCCATCCAGTTAGCGCCAGCGGCGGGTTCTAGACTGCTCATCTGAGTAATAGGTTGTTGTGTGGCGACATTATCAATAATTTTCTGTGCTATTTGCGCCGCTGGAGTTCCTAGATTCAAAGCCTCGTCTCGTCCGCCGGGGGGTACTGTCGAAGTAAAGGACGAACTCGTGTTTACAGTCCCTAGACCCGTTAGATCGCTATCGGGGTCCGTAAATGTCGTAGTTCCGCCCCTCGCGGGTTCGCGCTTTTGCACAGGTGGCGGAGAAACCACAGGTGGTGGAGGAGCATTGGGGTTAAACTGTGGACCCACTTCACCGGGCTGTAAACCCGTCTCAGGATCTAACCCTATCCCCATCGAACTGTATAAGCCTGACCTTTGCAGATCTGCAAGCGCTTCAGCTTCCGCAACTCGTTTTGCCGCCTCCCATGAAGGGTCAGCAGTTTGTCTTTCGTTCCATGCCTTCGATACTCTGCGCCGCCAGAAGGAAGGTTGTGACTCGCCGATACGAGTGTAGCCTTCAACCTCGTGTTCTACACCGTTGATCATCTCGCCCCACGAAGCACCCTTCGTATAGCCTTGCGGGGGAGCATCGCCGTGAATCCATCCTCCGGGTATATTACCTACGTATTCCCATGGTCCTGCTGCCATTAGTTCATCCCAAACTGACTGGTGTCATAATTCGCTAATCCTTGACCGGGAGCCTGCATCCCCGGACTACCGAGTAAACCGATGCCCGGAGGGGCACCTGCGGGAGCGCCGCCCGGTGGTCCAGCCATGCCGGGAGGTCCGCCCATCGGTCCTGCGGGAGCCGCGCCAGCGGGTCCAGCCGGAGTCTGCCCCATACCCAACGCCTGCCCGAGCGCTTGCGCTGCCATAACTTCATTGTTATTAACAAGTTCCTGATAAGCCATCGCCATCACGACTTCCGGCATCCGAAGGGGAAGTTCTGCAATCACTCGGTTCCGTTCTTTCATTGGATCTTGGACTAACAAGATCTTTTCTCGAGCATACTGCATAGAAACTACAGGGTTAGCCCCCTGTGTCAAACTCGCAGCAACCTGCGCTCGCATTAAATCATCTTCAGGCAGAGACAACTTACGTGTACAGTATACACTATAATCGCCATCAATTTCAGTATATGAGAAGTCTGAGAGCCGAAATGGGTTACCCATGCCGTCAGTACCACTATAATCCATAATCAGTTCTTCGCGTTCAATACCCTTCAAAATGCGCCGTGCGGACTCCATATCGAACATCTGGAGTCGTTTCAGGTACGGTTCGAGACGTAACCCGGCGTGATGCCCGGTCAACGTAATGGCTAGCGCAGACATACCGCCCTCACCGGCTCCTCCATACACCGTCTCCTGAAAGGTTGCACGATACATCGCCTGAAGCACGGATTGGAGCAGCGGCACCATTTCTGGGGGAGCGCCCGGTACATCCAGTACTTGCACGATATCGGTCGCTAACAGGGTATTTACAGCCCCGCTACCCAGTTCAAGGCGTCGTACCGTACCATCGCGAGTTTTGACGACAACCGTCGGCTTAGCGTACTTCTTGACGATAAGACCCATTGTCTCGAGTAATTCGTTGTAATAGTCGTGGAGATCCCGATTCGCGTGATTCAGGGCCATGCCCATGTGTTCTACAAAGTCTCGATCATCATTGACCAGACCCCGGAAGTTATGCCCATTGACTGGACCGACCAGCCACGGAACTTCGCCCTGCTTATGCTGGTCGCGCCAGACCTCGGTATTATCAATCAGCGTGACGACATCAGTGTCATCATAGAACTCGACAAGCTCATGCGTCTTATACGGGTCGTCAGGATCAATATCGTTATGCACCTTTGAATACCGCTTATCGGCTAGAATACGCCCCCCGGCCACCGGAATCTGTGAAAAGACCCAGAGATACCCATCATCCGTCTGCGGACCCGGATACACCGTCATCGGGTTGTAATGACGGGTAAACCTGAATGGACTCTTGCCATCCTCTTGTGGCGCGACATATTGTCTCGAAGCAATCCACCCGTAATTTAACTGGTTAAACGCATTCTCGTAGTCTGGCGGCATATCACCGCGACGAAAGGCTCGCATGTCCATATCGGAGCGAATACCCGAAAATACCTGTTCAATACGTGAAGATCGTGTCTGCTCTTCGGGGGTATCATCTCGAGGTCGAACCGACGTTTGTGGCTCCTGTCGAGTAATGATAGCCGCAGCCAGCCCTACAGCCGTGTGCGGCATGTTGTCCCGCACCGCAACGCCACCGGGTTGTTGAGGCCGCTCAGCCACCTCATACATGTCAAGCATCCGCAACATCATGTCATTGCGGGGCTTATAATGATCTACAGCCGCATTGACGAGGGAAACAATCTGTTCCTCGTCTCGGCCTCCACCTTCGAGTTCAGCCAACTAGTTCGACCTGTTCTGGAGATAATTCCATTGTAATTTCGCCCTCATCGACAGGAAACCATAACAGGACACCGCCCGTCATTGGACGTTGGTGCGGTATCGGGAATGGATTCCCTTCTTTATCTGTAACACGAAACGAGCCATCCGGCCCAAAAACTGGGTACAATTCGGTGGCTCCATTGCCCTCCATGATGTCAATAACTTCTTGTCGTCGCATATTATCCCCCATATTCTATCATATTTGTAGCCGATCAGGTAATTGTTTGCCATATTTCTTTAATAATGACATTCGACGTGACCCGGAACGCACCGAATCCAGATAATCGAGGTCTTCTCGAGGCACGGATTCTGAGTAGTACGGATCAGCAATATTCTGGTTCCCATGCTCAAAATAGTCCCGCATTTGCCAACAGATAAGATCAGCGATCAAACAGTCATCAAATGCGCCTCGACGCGCTCCCGTACGCCCGGTTTTGTTCGAGACTTTTACATCCTGCTCCCGAGTCTCCTCGCGCACATACGTGAGGTATTCCCCGAGCAACGTCTCATCATACGATACCATTGCGCCTGTCGCGAGGGCTTCCTGCATCGTAGAAATCATTACAGGTTTTGTCGATTTGTTCGTCACCCACCCTTCCTTGACGCTGACGTTTTCCCCCGAAGTACCAGAGACACGCAACTCATAGTAAAGGTTAGAATAGCCCACGTCCGTAAGAGCCTCGAGAACCGCGAGTCCGGGTCCGTTTCGCTCCACACCAATAAAAGCGGAGTTCCACCGCCATCCCAGATCTGCGATTTTTGCAGCGAAAACACGAGGCTCCCATCGTCCTCGGAGTGTTGCCACGTGTACCCCGGTCCTCCAATCCCGCACAATCGCCGCTCCGTAGTCTCCATCAGCGAGTCCTTCTGAACAGTCAACCCCAATGATATACTCCCGGCCCATAATAGGCTCCTGCCACTCGCGAAGTTCTTGGGTCATCACCAGTGGACGATGTTTTGCTGCTTCCTTCATCATGGCCATAATAATCGACGCATCGAAGACCTGTGCGCCTGATGCGACAAAGGCTTCTTCCCACGTGCGCGGGAATTCCTGCGCCATGTCCCGTTTTCCAAGCTCGGGTCCACCGGCTGAGATCTTATTCTTCAACATGGTGGCGTACCACTCGGGATCAGCGGTTCTATCCGGGTGGCTCGACCACGGAATGAACCATGGCACGAAATCGTTCTGCTTTCCATGCGCGGAGCGGAAGATATTGTAGAACGTCCCCGCCGCACCCTTCGCGGTACTCAGCCCGATAATCTGCCCTTCGATCCCCAGTGAGTCAGAGATGGCCGCAAAGTTCTCCGTATCGTACGGGTGCATCGCCCACTCATCAAGAACCGCCAGCGAGGTCGCTTCACCACGTCCGGCGTCTTCGGTGGACGCGAGCGACTCGACACGACTAAACGCATTATCCGCACCGTCAAGAAAGAACTCAATAACCTGCGTGCTGCGATTCGGCTCGACGCCGGGGATCAACCACTTCGGAATCTTACTGAACGTATCCTTCATCCGGCGAATCAACATCTTCGCCGCCATCTCCTTGTAGGAGAGGAGCAAGACGTTCGATCCGGGATGAAAGAGCGCGAGCCATAACGCATAAAAGCTCACCAGCCACGATACACCGAGCTGGCGAGCCTTTAAGATAACGTGTCGATTTTTGCCGTCTACACCGTGTTGCCAGTTATGGACGAGGGCCAATTGCCAATCCCACGGGATAAACTTTTGGAGTCCCTTACTCGTCCCCCGAGTTTCGGTATACCACGCATAGTGCTGGACGAAATACGCACAGGATTCGCGGCATTTCGCCATTTCTTCATCAGCATTAACTACACGGCTCTTTGTATCCACAGTTTTTACAGATCGCTAACGAGCAGCCGTTAATAAACGGGAGCTTTCCCACACCACACGACGGACAATCTTCATATCGATCATCAGTCGAAGCAGATCGTTTAACAAATACAGGGACTTTCTCACGGGGAGCGGGAACAGGGATCTGAAGAGCCATTGAACGCCTTTACGATTAAGAGACAATTTCCCATCCCATCGTTTCTGCGGCGGTCACAATATGCGGATCATCCGACCACTTATCCGTGCCGTCCAGTAACTGCTCAAAGCGGACGGCTCGAATAACGTCGGCTTGGGGGGAGCGAAAGAGTCGAGGTTTCTTTCTGGGTTCCATTATACCATCTGCGTTGGCGTACGAATACAAATTATTGTCGTGCGCTCGCGAATGTTTTCGCTTTGATAAGCTGCTCATCCAGAAGTCCATAATCGCCTCATTCTACCATCAGCGGCACACTTCGCGGAACCTTTCGCGGTGCCCGTATTCGAATAATTTTTTTAGCGTCGCCCCACCCAAACTGCCGTCCGTGCAACAGCCGTCGTCTCATGTTACGAACCCGATGGCGGGTGTCTTTCGTCGCCGACCCACAGGTGGACGATGCCCAAGTTTACGTCGTAAACGGGACAGCAACGCCGTTTCTTCCCAAGGTTGAAGCTCCACCCCGCAAGGTTCACACTCAGCCCAAGGCCCATAAACCGCCAGACGTACACGTCGAGCGAAATCTTCCTCATCGTCACATTCAAAGAAATCGATGGTAAATGTGTGTCCAGCCATGTCACCGCTCCACATTCTCCGCATACCCCGCCACATCGACCATATTGTCACGTTTCGGGAAATGCACGTCCCTGTTAATCTTTAACGCAATCATCATATTGCCCACCACGCGAGGCGGAAGGTTCGGTATGGGTTTGAACCCTTGCTTCTTCAGATACCGATTGATCAGCGTTGCCCACAATACTCCCAACGATGTAAAATCCTCGATGGCCGGTCCATACTCAGGATCGCGCTCTTCATGCACGACCGCGTAGGCATCCATGAGGACTGATTTTTCTACATCCACTATTCCCTCCAATAAAGTAGGCGCACCCCCGGTGGGGAGGGCAGCTCGGGGGTACGCCCAGTGTTCACAATTGTTTTACTCCCCGACAATACGCAGGCCATGCAACCCGACACTTTGGATTACACAACTCTGCGCCGGGACACGTCTGGTAATCAAGGGATTTGTTGCTTAGGTTACCCATACGTTGCCCCCACACAAGAGACAGTGCCAAGATTAAAGTGATGAGGATTGCGCCTCCCACCACAACCCTCCGGGTCATATTTTAGTAGCGTGGTCGTCGATTAATCTTTGACTTTTTCTTCTTTTTTGGCATTATCGACCGTGCTGGGAAGGCCGTGAATCCGGCTTCTTCTCCAACGTCGTCTTGCGCGGTCCATCGCGCTGTACGACACGGCCCTTAGCTCCGTCGCCCATTATGTCTCCGTTCTATTAGACTGGGCACTATTAACGACAATCCACCCAGCGTAAACATTGATACCAAGGCTACAGGAAGTTCCATACGAGATGCTCCTCACAGAAAAACACCGTCGTCAACGTATGGCTCCCTTGCCTCCCCTATTATACCACAGGGTTACCCGTCCGGGTTGTGGTAATAGACCTCAGCATCCTTGTGAATCGTGCGATCTTCCGCACTGTGGAAGTGTTCGGGCGGGATGCGGTTTAAGACTTGAATCGTCTGCCCGAGATGATGGAGCGCTCCAAGCTTGAGCGCGTGGTTTCGGGCTGAGTCCTCGCGGAGTAACTCAACCTCGGTCTTTGACGGTTGCCCACTCGCCGCAAGAATGATATCGGCGTACTGGACCAAGCCCTCCTCGCGGAAACTCCCCGTCGATCCGCGTCCCGTGTTGTAATCCGCCAAGGCTTCGCGGTAATCACCCTCGCGATACGCCAGATGACTCGCCATCAAGTGCGCCGCGTATTTCAGGCTTGCGTATGGATCGAAGGTCTTGCCTTCCATCTCCGGGTGATACTTCGGAATGATCTGGGCGATACCCTGCGCTCCGGCCCAACTCACGGCGTTCGGGTTCCAGCCCGACTCCATGTTGATCTGGTTTCGAAAGATCTCGCGATCTATGCCAGCGTCATCCGCCATAAGATCGGCATACTCAACAAGCTCAGTAGTCATACGTATCCCCTCCGTCGTTCGGGCCACCCACACGACCCTCTAAGTATAGCATCTGCCAGTACAGCATGATACGGAATTGACGAACGGAACCGGCCCAGAGCATCTACGTCGGGTTGATTCCACGCCACTCAGGAGGGTCCAAAGGAGGCGCGTTTTCGTCTAAACGAACCTTACTGAAATCAACGAATATTTCCTGTTCCCCACCATGATATGGGTCTTCCAAACCGTACCCTGAACGACCCCGCATGTCCGTGTAGAATAAAATATCTTTTTTGTCAACCTTGTACGTTAAAAACTGTTCCCCCTGTGCTTGCGCCCGTTCCGCCCACGGCAAATCACGTAGATAGTTATATCCGGGATTGAGGGTAAACGACGCGATAGGATCATCCTCACGTTGAGGGCCGAAACGATAAATTGTTACTTCATCAGGTAAACTCTTGAAAAACTCCTGCGTCTTGTCGTATAGCGCTGCCTTAATTTTTTCTAGTTGTTCTTCCGTCACCGGGTCCGCATGTTGCTGCGTTTCTCTAAGGGCGTTCCATTCGTCGTCAGGTAACCCCTCCCATGCAGCGCCATGCTCTATTTCCCTCGCCACTTCTCTAGCATGGCCGGTGTCGGGGTCAAATAATCCTTTAGCAAGCCCTGTCGGATCTCCCGCCCAACGCCTGTCTAGCACTTCATTCACGACTGTATCCACAACCCTTCGGGTTTCCACATTGTCAGCTAGAAACTGTGTCCACCCGGCCTCTGACTCTTGCGACGGCCATTCTTCCCCCGAAAAGTCAACAGGTGATTGGTAGTTCCCATAGATTAGTCCTGACCAATACGCCTCTCGCTCAGCATCTCTCGCCGTCTCTCTCTCAAGTGCGGCTTCTGACCCCTTCGTAAGCACATCGTGAACACGCTGGTAGGTTGATGCCATCGGATGGTCCGTGTCTTTTGTCTTGATCCACTCATGGTAGTCCTCGACGAGAGCGACACGATTTCTTGCGTCGGCCTGCGCATCCGCCCGCTCTTGCTCAAGCCTCGCCCTCTCCTCCGGGTTATCAACCTTACTCAAGCTAGCGTCCAGCCCCCGTTTCGTCCATCCCCATGCGTCATCTTCCAGCACAGCCTTACCTCGCTCTACACCCGGCTCAGGCAGGTCTGGCTCTATCCAATCCATGGTGCCCCCCCAATCCCAATACCCGTACCCTTCATTCTCCTTGAGATGTTCCGCGAACTTCTCATAATCCCATTTGAACCAAGCTAGATCTGAGTGAAGCGCATCCCCGGTTTTCCCCTCATCTATTCCGTAAACCCGACGCATCCGTTCAAGAAACTCGTTAAGTTTCTGCCCCATCTCGTCCGGCGCGTCTGGGAAAAGCTGCCGACCAAGCGGAGCCGAATCGTCGTCGTCATCGGTTGCGGCATGTATACCGCCTCCCTCCATCGGAGGAAAAATGTCTCGTATTATAGGATCTTCCCCCGGAAGAATGGGATCACGTAGTATAGGATCTTCCTGCGGAAGTATGGGATCGCGTATGATCGTGGGCTGGGGGTCAGGCATAGGATCTCGTATTATAGGATCTTCCCGAGGAAGAACAGGATCGCGTAAGACCCCATCATCATCACGAGGTAGCACAGTCGCTGGTTGAAGGCCCCTTACAAAGTCATCAATCGCTTGCTGGATCGCATTAAATGGAATAGTAAGATTCGGCGGAAGCAATTGCAGCCACGAGGGAAGACCGCCGGGAGGCGGGTTAACCACTCGGAATCTGACTCTGCATGGGGAGCCATAGCAACTGGCCTGCACTAATACTGTGTATATCCGGGATATTATTTACAGCTTGTATCGCCGTTATATACGACTCCTGATCTGCCTCCGGTATCCCCAAGCGTGCTACGATGCCGGAGAGCGTGTCCCCTGCCCCCACCCGAACCGCACGCCCCGGCTTGTAATCCCCGGCCTCTAAGGTTGGCGTCCACCCCGACTTCAATTCGCTATAGCCTGACATATCCCCGGACAAAGGTTCTCCGTACGCAGGTCCGTAAATCGTCTCGTAGAGATTTCGACGGAGTTCCGGGGCACGAAGCTCTATTTTATCAGCATACCCAGAATCTTCGCCCCACCCATACTTCGTGGCTGCGTGTCTAAACGCTTCCCTGCCGCCCTCTGACCGTCGCTTCGTCGCATCATGCGTCCAATCGAAAGCCGAATCAACATCTATCCGGGAATCGGGCGAACCCGCTGCCGCCGCATCCCGTCGTGCTATGAGTGCTTCCTTCCGCTTCTGCGCCTGCATAGCCCACATCCACTTGGCCGCGTATTGTAAGGCTAACTCGGGGTTTGTTATAATTGCTGAAGTTTGAATATCATTCGGGTCTGTTTGTTGTCCTAACGCTTTTGACTGCGCCTCCGTCCAAAGAGGTTTATCCGTGTAAGGGTTAGTAAGACCGAGTGCTGTCGTAAGCCGCAGCAATTCTTTTGGATGCCACTCTGGGTCTATTTGCGCGATACCCGCAGCCCCTGAGAGGGGATTTACACTGTCCGTACGCCAGTCCTCGTTCTCAGTTTTTATCTGGGCCAGAAACAACCACGGATCAATGCCTGCGTCCTTCGCTGCCTTAAACGCGAGTCGCTGTACTTCTACTGGGTCCATGCTCTGTTGGAGGCTCCTCAATTCGCTGTGCGAGTATACCATAATTTCGGCCTGTGTGCCGCTGGACCTCTCCCCCCCTTTAGGGGGGGAGGTTCCGGCCACTGGTGGCTAGGCAAGTAACGATAGATCGCGTCATACAAGATGTGGAGAGGCAGAAAATGTCATATTTTTCATATTTTTTGGCCTACAACCATGTTCCATCTCTTGTATAACGCTATTTTCGGAGGGTGGGGGGTGTAGAAAGGACATTAGCCAACGGTTAGCAAAGTTTATCAAAGATTAATGAAACGTTAATGTTCTGTTAATCTGGTGTTCGGTTTATGTTCGTATCAGGAATTCAATTGGTCAGTTAATTCGACGGCTTCGTCTGTAGATGCAGGGCCGTCAACCCATGCTGGAGACAGAACTTTGAGATATTCCGGGGGCGGAGAGGGATGTTCCTCTGCTTTATCCGACGGAGCGGTCCAGTTGAGGTCGTATTCGTGTGTAGATGGGGGTGGGCCTGTTGTCGTATCAATATAATCAGTTAGCAATGTCGTAGTTCTCGAGTTCGCGTTCGCTTCGCTCTCGCTCTCTCTTCGCCCTGCCAGCCTAATAACCTCTTTAATTGCCGACATATCGCCGTTTTTTGCCTTATCCAGCAGTATTTCGTAAATATCATCAATCGTTGATGTTCGGTTATTGTTCGTATTAAGCCTAGACTTTATCAATTCATCAACTACCGCCTGTATGGTAGGCGACTTAAGATAACGATGTACGGTGCGTACCGAACAATTTGCGAACACTGCGATATCTTGAATAGATCGATTCTCAGATAATCCCAACGCGATTTTCGCATGAGACAATTTTGGTGATTTTGGCAAAATATCGCCATCATGCAACGTTCGCGCTACCTGACACAATCGCAAAATTTTCTCGATTTTCACTTGACAAACTCAAAATTTTGTGCTAGCTCATTTTACCACAAAATCTGCAAAATTCTCTTGACAAACTCGCCATTTTATGCTAGCCAATTTTCCCCAAAATCCTTGACAAACTCGCTTTGTCGTGATAGTCAAAATTCTCAAAATTCTCCCAAAATTCTCTTGACAAACTCAGTTCACTCACCTAATATCTATGTAGTTGATTAAGCGAGTTATCGAAACGAAAATTTTCGAAAATTCCCTCAAAATTGACTTGACAACCGACGATTAGCTTGCTAATCTTAAGTAGTTGAAAAAAGAAAGCGGGAACAAAATGAATCGAATGTGGGTAACAAAGACATTCTTGAAAATGCTATTTTCGGGAATTTCAACGGGCGAGAAAGCAACAATTGAATACTTGCTAACTGAATGGGAAAATGACAAAATACGAGACAGAATCGAGGATTTGCGGCAAGAATTGAACTAATCTATCTCAATCAGTTGTCAAAATTACTTGACAACTGACTGAGGTTGAGCTAGAATCAATCTCAAAGTTGAAAATTAACAAACATCGCGCAAGCGATTATAGAAAGAGGGCAACGTGAAGCGATACGCTAAGCGTAAAGCAAGCAAAGATTATGTTGCAGCTGGTCCCGCGATTTACAGCGATGAGAATTTCATTCTCAACGTGACATATCAAGAGACTAGCAAATACAAGAATCGAATTGCTAAACCGATTATTCGCAAGCTTAAGAAGGCCAGAACCTTCTTAACAAGCGACGGTAGGGTAGTACGCGGTAGAATATCAAAGTCTGGTGAGGTTGTCAAGCCTAAGCCTAAGCCTAAAGCTAAGCCTAGACGGGCAAGCAC